GGTTCGCCATCAATGTTTTGTGCTTTGATATCGTCCGACGTATAGAGGAAATCACCTTGTACAACTCCTTCAATCCCCAATTTGGAGAATTCAACGAGCGCGACTTTAAATTTATCATTTAATTCACCACTCAAATCATTATCAATGTCTTCATTTGATTTATAAAGCTTCGGATTCTTATTGAAGACACCCTTTTTAGCCACAAAGAACCGGCCATCAGACGGGTCAATACCAGCAAATATAGCAGGGGCACCGTCCCATTTAGTTGTAATAGAAACAGCAGCGCTAGTATTACCAGCTAACATATCTCGGAGAGCACGGAGATACAAGATAACGTTGCGAGTGCCATTAACACCACCATCGATCACAGCATCTTCGAGGTGTGTCATATGCAAGTTCTTAGCTTCGGTAAGAAGAAAATCCTTGAATGTGCCCATTAAATGTTTCCCAGTATATACTCTATAGGTGTTTTATTTCCATCATTATATGTAGTCATTTTTCTTAGAATCTCTTTATCTATAAGCTGGGGATGCGCCCACCAATCTTCAAAAGCTCTAGACCTATCTTCATCCGGTGATATATTCGGAGCGACCAATACATAGCCTCGCTTCGTTAAAAATTCTCTCGACAATGTTCTATAATCTTGATCATCATAGAAGTAATCATCGTGTTCGTATGTAATTACCCGAAACTGATAAAAATTCCAAGGTATCTTAAGCATTGCCTGATAAGATACTTCAGGTGGGTCGCAATCTAATTGAAGATAATCTATCACATTATTTTGAGTAAATCTACAATGCTCCCCATAATGTCTATGCATCAATGTATCATAATTTATCTTGGTGGCATCCATTGCGTAAGCTCTATTGGTTCCTCCCACCGGAAGATCAACGCCATCACCAGTCCCTCGTACCAAATTCCATTCTTTTACTGCTTCTTCATTAATATCAAAACTGATTCCAGTCCATCCATTGTCTTGAAGCAGAGCAGTATTACTCCTAAATGTAGGATGGTCACTTCCTACCTCTAAATATGTTCCGTTCTTTTTACCATCGACCATGGACATCACATATACATCTTGCAAACATTCTGAATAATTTTTTTCTAATGTATCCCATCCTTCAAAATTGTGCCGCAAATCTTTACCCTTTATTGCCTCAAACAAATCATAACTAAATGGCTTCATTTTGTTTCTTATCCTTTACATTGTATATTTAATGATACATTTTTTACTTGTATATGTTTTTAAACTCATCACTCATCACTGCAGTAAATGAAGGCGCAGATCTAAAGTTCCCTTTATATCGCAATTTAATATGACATAATACCACACCACCTAGTTTCAAGTCAAATTGTAGCATTGCAGCAGTGGATCCAGGTTCAAATGCCTGTACACTGCCTGGTGTGTAATCTAATTCGACACCACCTTTGGAGGCGAGGTTTTCTATTTTTTCTGATACAGTATCGATGTCTTTGTATTCACCCTTCTCGATTACAACACCTTTCTTGGGGCCATAATCACCGATACCTGTCACAAGAGTAAAATCGAAATCGACTTTCTGCAAGTCTTTTAAATCTGCTTTGAAAATCAATTGTACTAACTGGTTACCAATCATCTCTTTATTTGCAATGATCGATTTGGCAATCGGATCAAAGAGTGATCGAGATGTTCTCAATTCGGCATTGATAATCTCATTGTTGATACGTTGAACATATTGTTTCCAGTTCTTTGTATCGGGTCGTACTTTTTTCATGTCTGCTAAGATTGCATCAGATAATTCACCTTTCTTCTTAGCCCTTGCAATGACTTTAAGATAGAACAGACCTGCTTTCTTATCGATATCCTTCATCATCTTTTCAAACTTCTTGTCTGCAAAGAGCGTGGAAAATGATTTGTTGATTAAAGTAGGATCAGTTTCGGTGAGTCGAATCTTTTTCTTCAGAGAGACACCCAAGTGCTTGTTGCCTTTTCTAATGATAAAATCAGAAGAATTAAAGTCATTCATGCCGTACTTAGAGATTTGGAATTGTTTCACATCGTCGTCCCAAGCTTGGCCGGTGAGATAGACCATATCAGCACCACCATAACCAGCAGCATGAATTGCCTGGGCCGCAGAAACTGCTTTGGCCAGATTTGAATAATCTCCTGCGAGACTGTCAACCTGTCCTTGTTTATATCCTTTGACTTTATCCAAGCTACCACGAACCTCTTCAATCAGAGCATCCATCTCATCCGAGTTTGTAGGATTAGTGATGCTTGATTTCAGCATGAGAGCCGCAGTCATCAATTCATGTGGGTCATCACCAGCACCAGAACGCTTGCCATCCGGTCTAACATTCACATAGACAATTCGATCCATGTCCTTGTGCTTGAAGGCATAATCTTTCTCACGCCGGGCAGGCGGTACCGAAACATTCTCTAAGTCTGGGTGAGAGGATATGAAGTCATTTGCTAACGGAGCATATTTGGTTCTATCTTTATCCGCCATCAACTGAGAAATCCCGAGCTTAGCGCTGTTAGATTTCTTAGGTCTATCGTCGATAGAAATCTCTGTGGGAATTGAGCCAATGGCGTTATCAATCTCTGTAGTAATCTCCAGAGCCAAGCGATTCTCATCTGCAGGGGATAATGATTCTAAAAAAATAGTGAAACTTTTCATGATAACTCCGTATGCGATAAAGTTATTTATAATATCCCAGCAGATCTACCTATGCTTCTTGAGACTCTTTTTCATGCGGTGCAACTTTGCAAAGATATTGGACCACCTTTTTGCCACAATTAATTTACGTTGGTGTCTCCTAGCCCTAGCGCGAGCAGACTTCTCAGCTCTTGTTGCTTTTGCAGATCCAAGTACAATGACTTCTTCTTCTATCTCATCTTCGAACTCTGTCACACGGCCGGGGGATTTCTCCCCACGAATGATCTGGTCCATTTCCTCTACGCTGTCTAGCAAAGAGTCAAAATCTGTTTCGCTTATCATATCAAGCCTCCTATTGAGAATTTCGAAACTTTCTCTCCAGTCTGCCGTTGGCCAAACTGGGATTTATCGAACACTGGGCGGTCATCTTCTTGTTTCTTGATATCACCGGAATCTTGGTGAATAGTTTGTTGTACACTTTCTTCTAGGTCGTAGATCTTCATCTTGGCCCGTTCAATTCCAACAAGGAACCGTCGATAATAACTGAGATCACCCCATCGATTCTTTAGCTGTTTGATCATCAATTGATTCATAGAGTCTAGCTGTTCAGATGTAATCAAACCAAGAATACAATCTGCTGTATGGGTGATACCCATTGATTCAGATGTATTGGTTAGATCGACATCGGAGTTACCATATCCGTCACGATTGAACTGAGATGATGTCACCACAGAACAATTGAATTCCATGGCCAAACCACGAACTTCTTCTGCGATTGATTTCACCAACGTGTATGAATTGGCAGCTGCAGCACCTTTCACCCGAGAAGAAGCACAGATATTCAGATAATCCACAAACACGACATCTGGTACAAAGTTCTTCTTCATTTTGAGTTCATTCAATAGATGTCGGAAGTGGCCCACGTGAGCACTTCCCGTAGGATATTCTTTAATGATCATCTTGCCAGGGGTTTTTGATTTGTATCGAGCCATTCTCTTTTCAAAAACATCACGAGGTATCTCACCAACTTCATCAAGAGTGATATCCATAATATTAGCATCAATCCTTCGAGCAACTTCTTCCTCAGCCAATTCCATAGTAATGAATAGAACATTCTTACCATGCATCAACATCGATGATGCCATATGACACTTAACCAGTGATTTACCACCACCGGTCGTAGCCAATAAAACAGTCATCGATTTACGAGGTAATCCACCCTTGGTGATTCGATTCAATAATTCAATATCAAAAGGAATTCTTTCTTCTTTTCTATGATAGTAATCGTATCGATCATCGTTCTGCTCAAGGAAATCATGGCCGACACTTGAATCAAAAGACACGCCCAAAGAATCAGATAGAAGCTTCGGTATCTCACCTTTATCTAGGTCACCACCCTCGCCTTCTAGAATCATAATCGATTTACGAACCGAATTAAACAGGTCTCTATCTTGGCAGAATTTCTCTGTCTCATCGATAAGAAAATCTGTGTTCGTATCTACGTCAAGTGCAAGTTCCTTTACTAGATCTTGTACACCTTGATAAGCATCCTCATTAAGGTCTTTTCTCTTATCTAAAGAAAGAGATAAAGCCTCCTTAGACGGAGGCTCCTGATATTTCTCGACGTACTCACAGATAGTCGAATATACCTTTTGGTGATAATTATCTTCAAAGTATTCTTGTTTTAAATAAGGATAAACCTTGCGGTAATAATTCTCATTCAGTATCAGATTCGACAGTATCGTCTTCTCTAGCATCACCCGTTCCTAATTTAAATTTATTTTCGACAAAGGTCTTGAATTTTGCATCTTCACACAATTTTTCAAAAAATTCATCATCATTCTCGATGTCTTTAAGTCGACGCTTGGGTTCGACCATCTCACCGGTAGCCATATCGACTACGTTGTACCAACCTTGTGTCGAACCTTTGGCCAGATGACCTGATTCAAGTGCAAGATCGAACAGCGCAGACCATTTCTGGATGCCGGTCTCAAATAAGACTCTAAATGGTAGTTTAGCCTTCTCTTTGACATATCGAGATTTTTCAATATTAATAGTAAATTTAAACCCTTCGAGATCTTTGCCATCCTTTTCTTGTGATTTACCAATGATGAACACTTGATTGGCAGAGTACATGATTCCGGTACCACCAGACACGATTGCTTTCGGAAATAGACCTATCTCTTGGTAAACGTGGTTGATAGCAATACACGGAATATCTCGTGTGGTTAGTTTAGGTGTAATGATTCGAAAGAGTGATTTCAATTGTTTTGCACGAGTCATGTCTGCAACAGACTTCTCATTCAAAGCATCTTCGACCTCTTTCTTAGAAGCAAGGTTACCAATCGAATCAATCATAATGAAGATACGATCACCTTTGCCAATGTCTTCCATACGCTGAGTGATGTCGAATTTTAACTGTTCGACATCTTCGATGGGTACGTGCAAAACACGATCAGTATCGATATTATAACTTTCTAGGTAGTCAGGCGTGATGCCATATTCTGAATCATACAATAATGCAATACCATCTTTGTATTTGTCCAGATATGCCTTCATGCAATATAGACCCAAAAGGGTCTTGAAACTCTTAGAGGCACCAGCAAACACTGTAAGACCTGGAATCAAGCCACCATCAAGTGATCCACTGAACGCGAGGTTCAGAATAGGCAGATCAGTCTTGATTGGTTGTTTTTCATTAAAGAAACTTGATTTAGATAATACAGCTGAGTGTTTGACAGTTCCTGCTTTGAGCATTTTGTCCATTAGACTCATGTATTCTCTCCGTTCATGATTTCATATAGTCGGTCGGCGAAAGCATCCAACTTCTCATACCGATTTGGCCAATAAATGTAGTCCTTTTCAGGATTGTTCTTCAAATTATTGATTAAAGGTATGATACTATCATATAACATTTTCGCGCGGTTGTCAACCGTTTCCAGCTGTGATGACAAACTTTCTGCAGATTGTTGTGCAACACGAACTGCCTCCAGTTCATTTTCATCAACAGCAGTGAAGCCAAAATCAAACGTCAAGGGATCGTTGACAATAGCCATAGTGATTCTCCTTTAAAAAAGGGGGCATTGCTGCCCCCATCAGGTTAGCCTTTGGCCAATTCCTTGAAGATAGAAAGATCGTCATCATCGTCATCATCGACGACAGATGTGGCTACACTTTCGACCATCACCGGAGCTGGTTCTGATTTCATAGACGAAGACAGATCAAGCACATCATCTTGCTCTTCATTGAAAGGATCGGCAGATGGAGCATTACCAAGATCGAGTACACGATATAATTTCTGCTTCAATTCATCATATCTCTTGAAGTTTTTCTCGTCAAGCAATTCTTGGAGAGAATGTTGCTTTGACCAGATATCTTCTAAGACATCATCATCATCAGACAAGGCTTCAGGAGCATCAAACTCTGACTTGTCATAATTGGGGTATCCTTCAAATTGACGAATCTTCAATCGGAAGTTTGCACCTTCCCAAAAATCAAAAGGATTCACTGGAGCCTCATCTTCAAAAGATGGGTTCATCAAATCATTCAACTTATCGAAGATCTTCTTGCCAAATTGATACAAGAATACCTGTCCTTCATTCTGCGGGTTTGCAGAATCTTTTACCACATAAACATTGGCGATGTACTTGAGACGACGCTTTTGTTTACGAGCCACTTCTTTGTCTGATTCCAGTCCAGTGTTCCACAACTTAGAGTTGTATTCTGATACCGGATCATCTTGATTCAGAGTGGTTAGGGAGTTCTCAATATACCATAAACCAGTAGGGCCTTGAAAGCCGTGGTCCCAGATACGTACGAATGGCATTTCTTCACCCTTAGGAGCAGGCAAGAAGCGCAGGATTGCAAATCCATTACCAGCCTTGTCTCGTTGGGGTTTCCAGAATTTACCTTCATTTGGATCTGAATAGGTCTTTGAGGATAACTTGTCTAGCTCGGCATTGAGCTTATCAAGTGATTTTGTACGATTCTTTTTCAGTGCTGAAAAGTCGTTAAGTGCCATAGGTTGTTCTCCTTCGTATAGCGATGTATTTTTAGTATTGCGATTTATTTCATAATAAAAAGTGATTCTTGACATAGTCAGAGAATCGCTTTGGTTCAAAATCAAGGAAGGGTTTATACTTTCTTGATTTTCTTATTATATCAGAAGCTACGAACTTGTCAACCACTTTCTCGTCCCAATACGTAAATATTTTCGCCAGATGAGCTAATATCGTAAATGTCTCTAACGATATCTTCTTCTGTAAGAATAGTGTCATAATGTAGGGGTGTTGTCCTTCATGTGATATAAAGTTCTCCCTGTAGTCCTCATTAAGCGACTTCAGGTCGGATTGGAATAGATACCCGAGGGATTCAATTCTCTTGAGCCATTCGGTATAGATACGAGTCCCTGCAGGCTCTACTATATCTCTAATCCAAGTGTCTGGTTTCACCAAAAGGTTTGCCAGTAAAACGTTCTGCCAGTCGGGATGTTTTGTCAACTTCCGAAAGTAGAATGTATCATTGCGCGTTCGAATCGTCTCGTAAGACGCCTTGACTTTGCCATTATATTTATGAAAATCGTATTGATCTGTCGTAAAATGTTTTTTAAGAGCGAGATATCTGATATACGCAGAATACGCTTCTTCATTAGCATATGTCGGTGATATCGGCTTCATCTTTTTGTACCATACGTAATTTAACCGCCTCTGTTCTAAGCTTTTCTTTTAGAATAGAAGATTTTTTTACCACGTCGGCTACTGATTCGATCTCCAAGTTATTTCTTTCTGCATACTCGCACAGAGCATCAATATAAGGAACACCATTTGATATCATATTAGATATCGCGTGATGTATTTTTTCGGGCGTCATTGCTACTACCATATTATAGGGATCCTCGTCGGTCATTTGGTTATTCCTGTTATTATATCAGGTGGCGACCTGAATGTCAAGACATTTATTATATTATATGATATCCTGACTTGATCATTAATTCGGTATCTAATTTTGTTGAAATAATTTTAACTATTTCTTGGGGTAATTGCATTGGGAATTGATTCCTGTAGTATTGTGCTCTCTCCCATGTGAAATCAGCTGCAAATTGGTGAGCCAAAAAGCCAGGTGGAATTAACAACACTTGGTCCATAGGACGAATGGCTGCCAAGCTTTTTCTCCACATTGGTGCTGACATCGGCACTTCAAATTTGTCCAACATCATTTTGAAAATAACTTCACCGGTGCCCTCGGTAATCAAATCCTCATATTTAAATATCCATACATTTTCGAAATCTAGCCATGGAATATCTTTGATGACCCATTTCTTATAAAACTCATTCCAGATAGTTGCTAAAGCTCCCACGTCGATACCCTCAACGTGCCAAGATTCATCATCGGTTTTTAATTCGTCATATCTTGGTTGAGTATCAAAGAAATCTATAGGTTCTCTGTATACAATAGATTCGATCCATGTATACGGATTTTTAATTACCACAAGGGTTGGAACAGTTTTCCATTCTTCTGGCTTAAGGACTTCTAAATCTATCAAATGTTTCCAAGGTTTGCCCCAGTTTTGTACATCTGCAAATTCTTTATTGCCCATATTCCAATGCTGATTGTTTGCCTTGAACGACTCTTCCACAAACACAGTGCCGGTTCGTTGCAAACCAAACACATAAAAAATATTATTTCGTCTCATAATAAAGTCCTGATCTCACATGAACCTTAATTTATTTAGACGTGTAGTACCTACGACATTCTTGGTGGGATTCTGCGATCCCATCTAAAACTTCTTGTGCACATCTTTCGTCTAATTTTCGGTTACTGTCTTTTACAAGTACAGTTCCTACTAAGATCATTGCGATTATAATACCTGGCATAAAGCCTCCTTGTCAACATATAAAGATTGGGTCGGGGAGATGCGTCTCCCCAGTTTATGCCGCCATGCGCTTAAGGGGCACCCAAAAAGTTTTACAGAAATGGTACTGGCATGTAAAGTGAATCACCTGACACAACAACACCGTAATTCGGGGTGAATAATGGGGCCATAAGACCGGCTACCAAAACGGATACAAAGAAACCTACTAATAATTTTTCTTTTAGATCTTTAGACATTATAACAGACCTGCGTTCAGACTGAGCATGAATGTAATTGGCATTATTAACGTAAATCCTACAATCTGTAAGACGCTACAAATTAAACAAAACCTTTCGGATTGTTTAGTATTAATCATTTCATTTTTCCTTTTTATAAGAGTTCAACACGTTTGTTGGGGGTAGAGCCTCGTGAGCTCGATGATATATATACTCAATTTTTTGTAAACACTGACATTAATTTAATATATTCCTAAATTTCTTCGAACAGAACATCATTGATGTAAGGGATTGAATCGTGCATAGGAATTCCCATGGCCAAAAGAGAGCGATGAAGCTGCGCATTCTTTTTTTGATTCTTGCAATACTTATTTTGTGCTGGGAGAAAATCTGAATTGCCATCTTGCCAGGCATTAGAATTTAAATCTTCCATGTAAAATCGAACTGCTGCAATTCCTGTATTACAAAATTGTTCTAATTCATCTTCAGAAGAAATACCACCTGCTGCAACTATGTGAGGTGAAAATATTTCTGTTGCCCATTCTGGTAATTCTCTGGGCTTTTTCCAACTGAGGTCTGAAGTCAAACCACTGAAATAGGAAACATACGGGTGCGTCTCTTCTGCAACCGGTGAGAAGTCCATAAACGACCCACTGATTTTATTTGGTCCTGAGACCACATCGAAACCTAATATTGGTAAATTGATCCATGGCTGAGGAAATACATTTACATGTAGTAGCCATAACTTTTTATTGTGGGTGGTGCCGGGCTCAATGATTTTTACATGAGCCTTTCTGATAATATCCGACTTCCAAAAAGTATCTTTCCAACCTTCAAATTTCTTATTATGTTTTGGATTATTATAACGAGCAAGATTACTATCGAAAATATCTTCGATTTCCGTTGCTAACAATCTCAATCTATCCCAAATCACTGAATTCATAACAATGGCCTGATTTTAGAGTAATGCATGCATTGGGATAAGCATCCCAAACAATACACAGCCTACTAAAATCAACTCTCCTGCTTGAAACCAAGCATTTCTGTTTTCGTCACTTCTGACGGCGTTGAGGAACTTTTCCATGTGCTGTATTTCTTTGCCTCCGTAGGCGTTACTAAAGTTAATAGTCATCATTGTAATCCGACTGTTCGTAATCGGGGTCTATGAAACTTGTGATTTCATCATACCCGTCGCCTCCCTTCCAATCATCCATCAATTCGTAAAAGAGGCGCTCGGCAAACCCAAAGCATTTTCTTGCTTCGTCTACCATGTCATCATGTAATAATGCTCGAATCCCAGCAATAAGATTCGTGCGATTCTCGAACTCATACATCGTTCCAGAACCTGGTGTCTTTTTCTTAATGATTTGACCTCCATGCATGTCACCAAAGTGTCTGACATATACATGTGCGAGAAGAGAATCATTATCACCCTTCTCGTCTAAACTGCTAATGTGTAGAATATACTCACCAACCGATGGGTAAGTATCTTCTATTTCTTCTAACCTATGCAGATCTTCGAGCTCTTGGAGATCTTCCATTATGGCATTTGCTCTAAAAACATTTTCTAAATCAGAAGGCAATTTTACTGCTGTTTCTAGGACCCC